AGGGCTGTAGATTCAATGAAGGTTACATTGTGCAAGCAATAGTCATCTGTACTGTGAACAATCCTGGCATAACTGTATTGCTGGAGAGCATCAGAGTCTATGCGCCTACGATGCCTGTATACCTATCTGGGAATAGTCTTGAGCTTTGGCACAAGGTTAAGGGAATCCTGCCGAATCTAGTTTGGAGTCCTAATTTATCGAGTAACTTTGGTGATGCCTACAATACGGCTACAGATTACGCATTCCAGCATGGCAAGTTTGACTCAGTAATCCTCAGTAATGACGATGTGGTGCTGAACCCGAATACGATAAAGCTGCTGGCAGAGGATCTGAGAATTCTGGAATCAAACGACCTAAATTACGGAATCTTGGGGGCTAGGTCTGACTATATATTGCCAGATCAAAACATCAGGTTCCCTGTAGAGGATGACAGTAGGGTAGGGCTAAGGTGGCGCAGTGAGGCGCAGATCAAGGAAACGGGTGTAATCGCGCCAATATTTGCGGTGATTAGCAAGAAGGCTTGGGATGTGGCTAAGTTTCCGAGCACGAATTGGTATTCCGATAATATAATATGCTATGACCTGCAAGAGGCAGGATTTAGGCATTTCGTATCTAGGGCTTATGTACATCATGCAGGAAGCCAGACAGTAGGCACAGACTTCAAGAAATGCCATGAGGAACCACGAGAGTGGATAAAGGCTAACAGGCCGGATATGTACGAGGTATTTTATGGCAACGATTGAGGAAACGCTAAAGAAGCTAGGATTAGCTACGGCTAGGGGTGTGCCTCAGCTTGCTACTGGTTTTGTAGACCTTGCTGCATTGCCTTTTACTGCCACTGGAATGATGCGTCCAGAGCAAGTGTTTGGGTCTACTGATTATCTTACGGCTAAAGGTTTACTGCCTCCTCCGCAACAAGGTTTACTTGGTGAAACTACAGAATTAGTGTCAAGTGCATTGAGTCCTGCTGGTGCTGCTAAAACAATTGGTTTGCTTGGAGCCACTAAGGCCAGCAAAGAAGCAATTGACGCAATTAGAAAAATGTCGGCAGAAAGAGTCCCTACTGATCTTTCTTGGGCAAATAACCCAATGACAGCAGAGCCGCCAAGAATTACTAATGCTTTGCCGTTAGAAGATATTGTTAAAAATGCAGAAAACGCCAATGTAAAACTTGATATATCAAACAAAAATGGAGTTTTGAATATTTCAAAAATAGTTGTGCCAAAAGAACAAAGAGGATCTGGAGTTGGTTCATCAATTATGCGACAACTCTCTGATTACGCAGATGCAACAGGAACTAGACTTACGTTATCTCCATCTGTTGATTTTGGTGCAACATCAGTATCAAGGTTAAAAGACTTTTATAAGCAATTTGGCTTTATAGAAAATAAAGGAAGAAACAAAGACTTTTCTACGAGAGAAACAATGTATAGAGAAGCTCAAAATCAGGGAAGTATTAAGCCAACTGGGTTGCTTGGTTCGCCAACTGCTTCAAACACAAGTAATCAATTTGATATTGTTGCTAGAGACGCTTCAGACATTTTTGGTACTGGTGCGCAAAGGATTATGTATACAGATCCAAATAGCGGTGGTTTTATAGATGTTTTAGTTAAGCCTGACAAAACCGCAAGCGTAATGAATTTGTTAGTTCCAGAAAAATTTAGAGGCCAAAAAATAGGCGAGAGTTTACAAGCGCAAGCATTAAAGGATTTTCCTGAATTGAGTGGGCAAGTATCCAAAAAAGCGGCGGCTAAAACTGCATATAGGTTAGGCAGAAGACCGCCATATATGCCGGATGCATCACTAGATGATGTGTTTAAAATTATAGATGAGAACTCCTCCGTAAATCTGGTATCGCCAGAAATGCAAAAACGATTTAAGTAAGCATGACATCCAAAGGATAATGCAATTATGGAAACAAATGACAGTAAAGTTGAGGAAGAAAAATACCCTGGCCTGACTAATGCAGGTAAGGGTAGACCAGCAGGTGTTCCTAACAAGAGTACAGCAGTAGTACGCAATGCTATTGCTACATTGCTTGAAAAGAACGTGCCTTACATGGATAGATGGCTGCAAAGGGTGGCTGAGGGCGATGAAGTCTATGGTCTAAAGCCTGATCCTGGCAAGGCATTGGACTTAATGCAGAAGCTCAGTGAGTACCACATACCTAAGCTGGCTAGAACTGAGGTTACTGGCCTTGATGGTGCTCCTCAACAGCACGTGGTTACATGGCAGAAGTAATCGAGATTGCTTACAAGCCAAGGGATCAGCAGCTAAAGATCCATGAGGCAGTAGATAACCACAGGTTTACGGTGGTAGTGGCTCATCGCCGTATGGGCAAGACTGTAAGCGCTATCAATCACTTGATAAAGGCTGCCATTGAGTGCAAGAAACCAAACCCACGATTTGCCTATATTGCTCCTACTTACGCTCAGTCTAAGCGTGTCGCTTGGGACTATCTGCTTGAGTTCACTCGCCCTTTGGGAGCTACTGCAAATATCTCGGAGCTACGGGTTGACTTCTGGGGAAGACGGATTAGTCTTTATGGTTCTGATAACGCTGATAGCTTGCGTGGTCAATACTTTGATGGTGTTGTACTGGATGAGATCGGAGATCAAAACCCTAAGATCTGGAACGAGGTCATCAGGCCAGCCCTAGCAGATAGGAACTCAGACGATGCTCCTACGTGGTGTCTCTTTATTGGTACGCCTAAGGGTAAGAACCATTTTGCTGACTTTAGGGATCGCGCACAGACAGCGGAAGGCTGGAAGCTACTGGAGTTCAAGGCTAGTGACACAGGCATCCTCAGCGACAAAGAACTCTGGGGCGCTCGTAAGGAGATGGGGGAGGACAAGTACCAGCAAGAGTTTGAGTGTTCCTTTAACGCAGCGGTTGAGGGTAGTTATTATGGTCAGATTATTAACGATCTCGAAGCCAAAAATCGTATTACCACTATTGACAGGGATGACCTTTGTCGGTCTTTTGCTGCTTGGGATCTTGGTATGGGCGATTCTACTTGTATCTGGATTACTCAGTTGGCTGGCAAAGAAGTGCGGCTTATCGACTGCGTTGAGAACCACGGAGTCGGTCTGGACTGGTATGTATCGTGGCTCAAGGACAATAAGTACGAAGGCTTTGCACAAATACTCCCGCACGATGTGGAGGTAAGGGAGCTAGGCACAGGCCGCAGCCGTAAGGAAGTCTTGCAAGAGGCAGGGTTAGACATCACGGTTGCGCCTCGTCTGTCTATAGCTGATGGCATACAGGCTGTCAGACGCTTGCTCCCACGTTGCTGGTTTGACCACAAGACTAAGGCTGGACTAGACGCTATCCGGAACTACCGTCGGGAATATAACGAGAAGCAACAAGTCTTCTACGACAAGCCATTACACGACTGGTCTAGCCACTACTCAGATGCCTTCAGATACTTGGCGATTGGGCTTGACGAGAGCGATGATTCGTGGTCATCAGACTTGCCTATCAATACCAAATGGGTTGTATAATAAGCAAAATTCTTGCAAGGGTTTGCTATGAAGATGGATGAAGGCCAGATCAAGGGCATACTTGAAGCCGAAATAGATAACAGTATCGGCTACATTGAAACAGAGACCACAGAAGAACGTCGTAGAGCGTTGGATTATTACCTGCGTAACCCGTATGGTAATGAGGTAGAAGGCCGCAGCCAGATCGTTACTGGTGAGGTTGCTGAAGCTATTGATGGTGCATTGCCACAACTTATCCGAGTATTTACGACTACTGAGGATATTGTCTATTTTGAGCCTAAGACTGCCAATGATGAGGAGTCTGCTAAACAGGCCACAGATTACTGTAACTGGGTGTTCTACCGTGAGAACGAGGGTCTACTGATCCTGCACAACTGGTTCAAGGATGCCCTGCTGCAAAAGGTTGGTGTAGTTAAGTCCTACTGGGATGCCAAGGAAGACGTTACCAAAGAGAAATACCAGAGCTTGACTGAGGATGAGATGGCTCTCTTGTTGTCTGATGAGTCGCTAGAAGTAGTCAGGCAGAGCGTAGAGATGGTTCCGGCTGGCGTGGATATGATGGGTATGCCTATCGAGGCTCCGTCTTACTCTGTGACTGTCAAGCGTGTTAATAAGTACGGCTGTGTGAAGATTGAGAATGTGCCTCCTGAGGAGTTCCTGATTTCCAAGGCTGCTCGGAATATCGAGGACGCTCCTTTTGTAGCTCATCGTAAGCTAATGCAGCGGTCAGAGTTGATTGCGCTTGGCTACGACAAAGATACCGTAGATGAGCTACCTTCTTATGATGACCTGTCGTTCAGCCCTGAGCGTATTGCTCGGTTTAACGAGGGTGAGCAGCCAGACGAAGCACAGAGCCTAGATCCTGCCATGCAGACGGTTGAGGTGTACGAGTGCTATATCCGGATTGACGAGGATGAAGACGGTATTGCCGAACTGCATCGTATCGTTTACTGTGGTTCGGAGATCCTTGAAGATGAAGAATGCGACTATATTCCGTTCCATAGCATCTGCCCTATACCGATTCCGCATAAGTTCTTCGGTCAGTCTCTGGCAGATCGGACTATGGACATCCAGCTTATCAAGTCCACTATTACTCGTCAGTCTCTGGATAACCTCTACCTGACGAACAATAATCGGGTTGGTGCTGTTGATGGTCAGGTGAATCTGGATGACCTGCTGAATGCGACTCCTGGCGGTATTGTCCGGATGAAGAACCCTAACGCTCTGGTTCCGTTGCAGGTTCAGTCTACCTTTGGTCAGGCTATGCCAATGCTGGAGTACATGGACTCCGTACAGGCCAAGCGTACTGGTGTTAATGATGCCCAGCAGGGTATGGATCCAGACGTATTGTCTAATGTTACGGCTGCTGCTGTGGCTGCGATGATGAAGTCTAACTCTGGCAAGCTGGAGTTGATTGCTCGTATCTTTGCTGAGACTGGTGTTAAGAGCTTGTTTAAGGGCATTCTGTACCTGCTAGGCAAGTATCAGGACAAGGCTAAGATAGTCCGTATGCGTGGCAAGTATGTACAGTTTGATCCTCGTACATGGTCGAATGAGTACGATGTGTCGGTCAATGTCGGACTGGGTTCAGGTGACAGGGATCAGAAGCTAACCATGTTGCAGATGGTTCTTGCTAAACAGGAACAGATTATTCAGCAGTATGGCCCTGCCAATCCTTTGGTTACAGTGGGTCAGTACCGCAACACATTGGCTAGGTTCATTGAGGCGGCAGGGTTTAAGGACGCTACAGCCTTTATGAATGAGATTACGCCTGAGATGGATGCTCAGTTGTCTCAGCCAAAGCCACCTACTCCTGATGCCCAGGCTGAGGTAGCTCAAATGCTGATGCAGGTGGAACGTGAGAAGACACAGGCTAAGTCGCAGATTGATGCCGCTAAGTTGGATTTGGAACGTCAAAGTCTGGAGGCTGAGTTCACTCGCAAGGGCATTGAGATGCAGATGAAGAACCAGAAGGATCAGGCCGAGATTCGGATTAAGGAAGCTCAGTTAGCAGTCCAGCAACTGCAAGCGGTTTTGGCTATGGATCTGGCTGATGAGGATAGCCGTAACAAACAGGCTGAGATTGTCTTGAAAGCAATTAGAGAGCTAGGGAGCCTGACTGGTGGATAAAGCACAGTGGGCTATTAACCTGCTTAGGGAGCCGATGTTTATGGAGATGATGGAAGAACTCCGAGGCACAGAGCTTAACAAATTTGTTAATAGTAATTATGGTGAGACTGAGCTAAGGGAACAAGCGTATATGCGCCTCCGAGTCTTGGAATCTGTTGAATCCTATCTTGAAGGTGTCGCTGCTCAGAAGATGATCGACGAGAAAAGGATGAAGATTTTGTAACCCGTGTCGGGCGGTTCCCGATATAATTTAGGAAACATAAATGAGCGATACTCAAAACACGACACCTGAGGGTAGTGGTGAGTTAACGGTAAATGGTGCAGCAGACGCTATCTTGGGTCTAATGGGTGGGGAAGAAGGCTCCGAACAGGAACAACCTGAACTCCAAGCAGAGGCCAACGATAGCGATGCCGAATCTGAGGAGTCTGAGTATTCAGATGAATCAGAGGTAGAACAAGAAGATGGCGAGGATGAGCAAGAGGAACCTCAGACATTCCGTGTCAAAGCCGCTGGCGAAGAACGGGAGGTAACCCTTGATGAGCTTATCAAGTCTTATCAACTTGGCACAGATTACACCAAGAAATCGCAAGCTGTAGCTGAGGAACGCAAGGCGGTTGAGGCCGAACGTCAAGCGGTTCAAGAGGCTAAGGCAATGCGCGATCAATACGCGCAACGGTTGGGCATGATCGAGCAGATGCTGCACCAACCAGAGGAGTCTGAGAATCTTGACTACCTGAAAGAGACTGATCCTATCGGCTATGCTGTTAAGGTCGCTGAGATGTCTCAAAGGGAGAAGCAGTTATCGCAGGTTCGTGCTGAACGAGAAAGAATTACTCAACAGCAAGAATATGACAGGCAACAACAGATGAGGCAGACGATTGCTGCTGAGTCTGAGAAGCTAGTTGCTGCGATACCTGAGTATGCTGATCCAGAGAAGGGCGAAACAATCCGTAAGGAAATTCGCAACTTTGGTAAGCAACTAGGGTTCTCTGATGAGGAATTGGGCAATGTGTTCGATTCCAGAGCAGTTCTGACGCTGTACAAGGCTATGCAGTACGACAAGCTACAGTCGAGCAAGCCAGCTATGAACAAGAAGGTTTCAGAGGCTCCAAAGGCGATTAAGCCTGGTGTCTCTAAGCCAAGGGATAGTAATAGCGAGGAACTGAGAAAACTTAAAGCGCGAGCTAAGTCATCCGGACGGGTGGCAGATGCCGCAAGTGTATTTGAACGATTCTTATAGGAACATTAGATCATGGCAACATATACCGCACATAGCGCAATTGGTCAGCGCGAAGATTTGACCGATGTTATTTATGACATCAGCCCAACCGAGACACCCTTTATGTCTTCGATTGGCAAGACCAAGGCTTCGGCTGTTTACCACGAGTGGCAGACCGACACCCTTGCAGCCGCTACGACTAACAACGCTGCTGTTGAAGGTGCTGACGCTTCGGACGCTACCCTGTCTCCTACCGTCCGTCTTGGTAACTACACTCAGATTATGCAGAAGACTATCAAAGTCTCCGGCACTCTGGACACAGTAAACAAGGCTGGTCGTAAGTCTGAGAAGGCTTATCAACTTGCTAAGGCATCGCAGGAAATTAAGCGAGACCTAGAGACTGTTCTGCTGTCTAATCAGGGTCGTTCTGCTGGTGATGGCTCTACTGCTCGTAAGATGGCTTCGTTGCTGTCTTGGATCAAAACCAACTCGTCTGCTCAGACTAACGGTGGTGATCCTACGACTATCGGCGTATCTACCCGTACTGACGGTAACACCCGTACCTTCACTGAAGCCCTGCTGAAAGAAGTGGTCGCTGAGGTGTTCGTGTCCGGTGGTTCGCCTAAAGTGCTGATGGTTGGTGCTACTGGCAAGCAGAAGGTTAGCTCGTTCACTGGTATCGCTGAGACTCGTTTCAACGTGACTGGTGCGGCTCCTTCGACGATTATCGGTGCTGCTGACATCTACGTCAGTGACTTCGGCAATATGTCGGTGGTTCCTAACCGCTTCATGCGTACCCGCGATGCTCTGATCCTTGATCCTGAGTACGCAGCTATCGCTTACCTGCGTCCGTTCCAGACGAACGAACTGGCTAAGGCTGGCGATGCTGACAAGACTCAAATCTTGGTCGAGTGCACCCTTGAGGTTAAGAACGAGGCTGCTCATGGCATAATTGCGGACTTGAACATGGCACTGTAAAGAACTAGCCCCTGACCTTATGGTTGGGGGCTTTTCTACGAGGACTTATGGACTTTAGAGATACGGTAGTACACGCGGACGGTGACGGCGGTATCGTCATTGAGACTAAACAGGATGTATCGGAGATCATTGAGGCTAACAAGGCTCAATTAGAGTTTGACAAGCAAAGGACTGGGCATCTTAAAGACCTGCACCATGTAGCCAGGATTCCGTTCACGGTCATTGATGACTTGAACAAGATAGGCATCATGAAGGGCTTTAGTATCGTTGATGACGCAGCATTTGCTAGTTGGCTTAATAATCCCGATAATGCGGTTTGGAAGACTTACCGTGGCACTATCTCTAAGGGGAATTAATGAACGTAGGCGTTTGCGTACCAGCTAGGGACGAGGTTCATACCTCTTTTGCATTTGACTTTGCCAAGATGGTTGGCAGGGATTCTAAGCACAGGTGTTCGAAAGAGGGGAATGGGCTAAAGCTCTATACGATGGCAGGAACGCTGATATTCGATCAGAGGGAGAAGCTAGTAGATGCTGCTCTCAAAGAGGGATGCGATGCGATTCTGTTTATTGATTCTGATATGCGGTTTCCTAATGACACTATTGACATTTTGTTAAGCCGTGAGGTTCCGATTGTTGGGGTTAATGCGGTAACAAGACGTAAGCCTACACTGCCGACTGCGTTGAATTTACAGATTGAGAAGGATGACGAGGGTAAGATTATTCGTCATGCGTGGCACAAGATAGATTCTATGGGCAGGGAAGGCATAGAGCCTGTTACAGCGGTTGGTTTTGGTGTGGTGATGATTCGTAAGGAAGTCTTTGAGAAGGTTCCTAAGCCTTGGTTTGATGTGGGTTGGGGGACAAAGGGAATTATCGGTGAGGATGTACATTTCTGCATTAAGGCACTTGATGCTGGAATTCAGACTTATGTAGATCACAGTCTCTCAAAGCATATTGGTCACATTGGTACTTATGAGTATCGGTGGGAAGATGTAGAGGAAGGCGCTATAGAGGCGCACAATAACGGGAAATAGACATGGCATTTACGAGCTACAGTGACCTAAAGACTACGATAGCGAACTACCTAGCTCGTAGTGATCTGACTTCAGTAATCCCTGACTTTATCCGTCTGGCTGAGGAGCGTCTGCGTCGAGACCTGAGAATCCGTCAGATGCTGGTGGTGGCTACGGCTACTACGACTGGCGGTAATTCTAAGGTTGGATTGCCTACGGACTTCTTGGAGATGCGGGATATTCACTTGAATACGACTCCGATTAGTTCCTTGTCCTACGAGGCTCCTAATACGTTCTACGCTGGCTCTAGGTCTACTGAGTCTGGCATTCCTAGAATCTATACTGTGCTGGCCTCAGAGCTTCAATTCGCCCCTATCCCTGATACTGCGTATACGGCTCAGATGCTGTACTACGCAAAGCCTCCGTTGCTAAGTGATAGCAATGCAAGCAATGTATTCCTGGCTAACTGTCCTGATGCGCTGCTGTATGCGGCTCTAGGTGAGGCTGAACCGTATTTGATGAATGACGCTAGGTTGCAGGTCTGGGCTTCGCTCTATGACCGTTCTATCGCTTCTATATCGAACTCTGACCAAGCTAGTGAGTACAGCGGTCAGCCTATGGCAATGTCTTATAACGTGAGGTAAATCATGGCAGAAATGTCGAATTATTTAGAAAACGCTCTGATTAACGCTACCTTGCGTAATACGAGCTATACAAGCCCTGCAACAGTCTATGTTGCTCTTTACACAACTGATCCAACTGATGCTGATACTGGTACAGAAGTCTCTGGTGGTTCTTATGCTCGTACTGCTGTTACTTTTGGTGCGCCCAGTAATGGCGTTAGTACCAATAGTGCTGCGGTTGAATTCCCTACTTGCACATCGTCATGGGGGACGATAACGCACATTGGTATCCGTGATGCTTCAACTAGCGGTAATTTGCTGTATCACACTGCATTGACTACATCTAAGGTTATTGATGTTGATGACATCTTCCGCATTACCACTGGCAACCTATCTGTTACGTTGGCATAATGAAAATAGATTTCTCTTTTGATACTCAGTACGGTAAGTTCTGCGATGCCTTGCATTTGCCAGACGATCATACGTTTACTGAGATAGAAATTGAGGCAATAAAACAGCAACGTCTGGATAACTGGATTGCTGTTATTACTGCTCCTCCAGAAGAACCTACTGCGGAGTAATGAATGGCAGATCGCTATTGGGTTGGTGGCACTGGGTCATGGAGTAGCACCAACACGGGTAACTGGTCAGCATCATCAGGTGGCGCTAGTGGTGCTTCTGTTCCTACGGCTGCGGATAACGTCTTCTTTGATGCCAACTCAAACGTAGGTACAGGTGCGTTTACTGTCACGATGGCAGATACGCCACGGGTTTGCAACGACATCACAATCAGCGGTCTTGATGGAACAATGACCCTAGCAGGCACAAGCATTGGCTTGACTGTTAGCGGTAGTCTATCTTTTCCTGCAACTAATCTCACACGTACCTACACAGGTACAACGACATTTAATGCCACAACCACGGGCAAGACCATAACAACCAATGGTGTTGCTTTTGGTAATGTTACGTTTGACGGTGTTGGTGGCGCATGGACATTTGGCTCTGCGTTTAGTTGCGGCAATAATACATTAAATCTTGTTAATGGCACGTTTGATACTTCAGTAAGTAATTATTCGGTTACTGCTGGAGTATTTTCCTCAAGCAATTCCAATGTAAGAACAATAAATTTAAATGGATCAACAGTAAATCTTTCCACTGCTACTTGGAATATGACTATCAGCACAAATGCAACATTAAATGCTGGTACATCAACTATTTCAATAAGTGCTACCAATGGCGCACTTAATGGTGGTGGTCTTACTTACTACAACGTATCTTTTACTTCAACAGTAAACACAGGCCTCACAAAATCAATTACAGGCGCAAATACATTTAACAATCTTACATTCAGCACGATAGCTGCTGCTGGGCTTAATAATATTTCTTTTGGTGGAAACCAGACAATTAACGGAACGCTGACAATCAATGGCGCTAATGGTAACCAAAGGCAATTTCTCAGGTCTGACACAATGGGCACATCTCGCACATTAACTTGTGCGGCTATTGCTTCAACTACTGATGTTGACTTCCGTGACATAACAATAGCAGGGGCGCATGGCACATTGTCTGGTACACGACTAGGGGATTGCGGCGGTAATAGCAACATTACGTTTGTCGCTGGAGCAAATAAGTATTGGAACTTGGCGGCGGGTGGTAACTGGAGTGCTACGGCTTGGGCGTTAAGTTCAGGCGGCGCTGTTGCTGCTGCAAATTTCCCGTTAGCTCAAGACACGGTAATTATAGAAAACACGGGATTAAATACAAGCGCAACTGTTACCATTAATGCAGGTTACAACATTGGAAATTTTGACGCATCAACAAGAACAAACGCATTAACTTTTTCAACGCCTAATGCACCTGTTTTAAACGGAAATTTTTCTTGGGGTACTGGTTTAACCCAGACGGGTTCAGTTGCTTGGACATTTACAAATAGATCGACAAAAACACTTAATTCTGTTGGCTATACATTCCCCAATACCAGTTTTACTATTGATGCGCCAGGCGGTGGCATTCAGCTTTTAACTAACAATCTAACTTTAGGCTCAACACTTACAACGACACTAACTAAAGGTACGTTAGACCTGAATAACCTGACGTTAAGTACAGGCTTGTTTAGCTCAAACAACTCAAATACTAGAACAATCGCATTCGGAACAGGGAATATTACTTGTACTGGTACAGGTACGGTTTGGACTACATCAACCGCAACCGGATTGACTACGACAGGAACGCAGGTAGTTAATGTAACTTCAGCAGGTTCGACAGCAATTACTGTTAATCCAGGAGTATTGTCAGAAGAAAACTCTATTAGTTACAACTTTACTGGTGGAACATACTCATTAAGTTTTTTACAAGGAAGTGGTAACACTGCAAGAAATGTAAATTTTACTGGTTACGCTGGTACATTATCGGCTACAGCAGCCGTAATTATTTACGGAAACTTAACGCTTTCCACAGGAATGTCGTTAACTTCATTTTCTAACATATTAACATTTGGCGCAACAAGTGGAACGCAGCTAATTACCAGTAATGGAAAAACAATAGATTTTCCAGTCGCATTTAACGGTGTAGGCGGCACGTTTAGACTTGAAGATGCTTTAACAATAGGGGCTACACGGTTAGTAACATTCACAAGAGGAACTGTAAACCTAAACGGGTTTACCTTAACTAGCGGAACCGGAGCAACTGCTACTGGAACAAAAAACATTACGTTTAATGGTGGTACTTTGTTATTAAGTGGCAGCGGAGCAACTGCTTGGAATAACGCTGCTCCTACTAACTTCACCACCACAGCCGGTACTGGCACAGGCACAATCTCCATGACTGCCGCTACTGCCAAGACGTTTGCTGGCGGCGGGTCTACCTACAACTGCACCTTGAACCAAGGTGGTGCTGGAACGCTAACAATTACTGGCGCAAATACGTTTAACAATATTGCCAATACGAACGCTACCGCAAGCCAGATTACGTTTCCTGCCAGTACAACGACAACGGTAAATAACTTCACCCTGTCAGGCTCTGCGGGTAACTTGGTGTCAATCCGCAGCTCTACTGGAGGTACACGGTTCACGCTATCCAAGTCTTCTGGGACAGTAAACGTATCTTATGTTGATATACAGGACAGTAACGCAACTGGCGGTGCTACTTGGAGAGCGCTTGCAACTAACGGTAACGTAGATTCAGGCAATAACCTTGGTTGGTTATTTGTTGCTGGTAATTACGTAGATGCTTCTGCTGATGTTACGGCTGATGCAAATGTAACTGGATCTGCTTTAAGAGTACGATTATTTGCTGGTGATGTGTCTGCCGCTGCTGCTCTTGCCTCTGTTGCGAGCAGAATAAGGTTATTTTCTGGTGATATATCTGCTAATGCTTCGGTTGAAGGTCAAGCCGTTAGGGTTAGGGTTGCTTCAGGTGATATTACTGGCAATTCAATAGTTACTGGAATTGGTAACATTACGGCTGGCGGCGCAGCAAATATTAGCGGGTTTGCTGAGGTTTCGGCTTATGGCAGTGCTACTTACAGTTTTAATGCTTTAGTTACAGCGAATGCTAATGTCATTGCGAATGGTCAAATTATCGGTGAGGAATGGGGAGATGCTGCTACTACATCGTCAACATGGACTGATACGACACCTGCAAGTAGTACGTGGCAACCAGCTTCACAATCTTCTAATACTTGGTTGAGGCAGTAATGCAAAAGATTCTATTCGGTGAGTGGTTGCCAGATCAACCTGGTGTAACAGGTGCAGTAACAGACGCAAAGAATTGTTATCCAGTGGCTAACGGATATTCTCCTATTAAGAGTGAGGCTGATTATTCTGATGCTGCTGGTGCTACTTTGCTTATTACTTTTGCTGGGAAGTTTGGCGGGGCTAGTACATTGTTTGCGGCTAGTGCAACTCAAATATACAAGTTTGACAGTAATGATGCTAGTTTGGATGCAGCTACAACTACGGGTTACACAGCGGTTGAAGGTTGGGATGTAACCCAGTTCGGCCCTAAGATGATTCTGGCTAACGGTCAGGACAAGCTGCAAGCATGGACGCTAAACTCATCGACTTACTTTGGTGATTTGGCTGCTGCTGCACCTATTGCTAAGTTTGTTACTGTTGTCCGTGACTTTGTGGTGGCGGCTAACGATGGTACAGATACAAGCAAGGTCTACTGGTCAGATATTAACGATGAGACAGACTGGACTCCCGGTGCTGCTTCTCAGTCTGATAGCCAGATCTTGCCTGACGGTGGTGATATTACTGGTTTGGCTGGTGGTGAGTATGGTCTGGTATTTCTAGAGCGTGCTATTTACCGGATGAGCTATGCTGGCTCTCCGTTCTTCTTCCAGTTTGATGCTATTAGCCGGTCTTTGGGCTGTATTTCTAATGGATCTATTGCTCAGTATGGCAACCTAACGTATTTCCTAGCAGACGATGGATTCTATGTCTGTGATGGTCAATCAACTAAAAATATCGGTACTGAGAAGGTAAACCGATGGTTTTTTGATAACGCCATTCCTAATGAAATCCCTACAGAAATGAGCGCAACGGTTGACCCTGTTAATAAGTTAGTAATTTGGAAGTTTAATAATACGTTTGGCGGTAAGTTTCTGCTGATATTTTCCATTGACTTAAATAAATGGTCTTATGGAGAGACTACAGCAACGTCAATTGCTTATGCTTTAACGCCTTCAGCAACACTAGAGCAGGTAGATAACTACAATACAAGCATTGATGCGCTAGATATTCCGTTAGATTCACGTGTGTTTGCTGGCGGTCAATTACTGTTTGCTGGTGTGGCTGGGCAGAAAATCATATCTTTCTCTGGTCAGCCTAAGACTGCGATCATTACAACGGGTGATATTGATGTAGGTCGGTCTACCGTGATGTTGGCAAAGCCGATTGTGGACAATGGTACTGGCTCTATAGCTGTTTCAAGTCGGGATAATCTTGCTGAACAGGTGGAATTTGGCTCAGATGTGGCTCCAGATGCTGAAAACCGTGTGAGCTTGCGGTCTAATGGCGAATATCATCGTCTGAGACTGACTCCTAGCGGTGCTAACTGGGAGACTGCGGTTGGTTTGGAGTTTGACGTTGTTAAACAGGGTAATCGATGACAACTAAAAACGTACAGTTCCGGACTCTACCTACTTTTGGAGCGTCTGAACGTGATGTTTCCGAGGTTGTTCGTGGAATTATGGATGGAAAGACGAATAACTCAGGGTATTTCACAACAACAACAACTGCGACACAAACAACTTTATATGATCCGAGAATTGGTTTTGATTCAGCAATTCTTTTTACACCGATGAATGATAAAGCAGCTCAGGAAATGGCTAAGTTATGGGTAGGTACTCGATCTCAGGGTTCTGCTGTAATAAACCATGCGAGTAATGCCCACGTTTGTGATTTTATGTATATAGTTGTGGGATGACAGAATTTAAACATATTCCTGTGGATCAACTCCGCGACTGGTGGCCTAGCCTTCGTGCTGGCTTGAATAAAATTAAGACCAAGAGTCCAGAAAATTGGATACCTGAAGACGTATACACGGATTGTTGGAACCAAAAGGCAATGCTGTGGGTGGTACTGAAGAATACCCATTTTTATGGCTTCTTTATCCTGCAACCCATAGACAAGGAATTGCACGTTTGGGCTGCATGGACGTTAGAAAATGATTATCAAGTAGTGCAAAAAGGTTTACAATTTATAAAAAATATGGCTAGGGATGGGGGGTTCAAATACCTAACATTTTCTAGTCATAGGCCAGGATGGGGTCGTAGAGCGCAAGCCTATGGGTTCCGTCCTCGAAAATGGATATGCGAGGTGTGATATGGGTGGTGGCGGCGGTGGTGAAACAAGCACGACAGAGATAGGCAAAGAGTTTAAGCCGTTTGTAACGTACAGTTTAGAAGAAGCTCAACGGCTTTATCAGGGTATGCCACAGGCTCCTGCAACTTTGGCTCCTGAACAATCTGCATATTCTCAAGAAGCTATTCGACGGGCTGCTGAACGTGCTCAGGCTGGCTCTCCGCTAGTTGGTGCGGCTCAGGCAGAGCAACTAGCTACGATTCAAGGGCGGGGCGTTAATCCATTCCTAGCGGGTGCTTTGGAGCAGTCTAACCGTTTGGCTGGTGAACAATATACTCGCAACATCCAAAACCTACAGTCTCAGGCTTCCTCTATGGGTCGCTATGGATCTGCTGCTCAAGGTCAACAGATAGGTCAGGCTCAGGATATATTTGCTCGATCTCTGGCTGAACAAGGTGGTCAATTGGCTTATCAATCGGCTGAGGCTGAACGTGCCAGACAGATGCAAGCGGCTCAGGCTGCTCCGCAAATGGCTCAGGCTGACTATGCTGATATTCAACGTCTATTGCAAGCAGGTCAGGCTCAGGAAGGTTATAGCCAGCAAGCTATACAGGGTCAGTTGGCTGCTCAGGATCTGCCTATGCAAAGACTGCAACAGGCCGCTAATATATTTTATGGTGCTCCTTTGGAAACTAAGTCTACAACGACAACAGAGGGGGGTAAATAATGAGTGGTCAAGGCGCAGCGATTGGTGCAGCAACGGGTGCAACCTATGCCCTTGCTACAGGTAAAGATCCAATAAAATACGCAATGATTGGTGGTGCAGTTGGTGGCGGTGCTCCTGGGGCGGCTTCTGCTTTAGGGCTTACCGGTACTACTGCTGCTAGTTTAACTCCTGCTGCTGCTGGCACTACTGCTGGAACTGCTACTGGTAACGCAATAACTGCTGGTGCTGGAGGAAGTGCTGCTGGTAATTTGACTGCTGTTCCTGCTTATGGTGTGCCTTCATTTCAAGTTGGCGCTAGTGCAGTTCCTTCAGCGGGTGTTTTTTCGACTCCTGCTCAAGTATCGACATTTCAACCCTTAACGTACAATCAAGCTACCGCTACTGGACTGCAAAGACCCTTCAGCACTGCTGAATCATTGTTGAATCCTAATATTGAATCATCTTCAATGGCTCCGTCTTTTATGCAACAGGTTGGTTCTGGAGCTGGTCAAGTAGGTCAATATGCAGAAAAAAACCCAGTATTAACTCAAATGGCAATGCAATCAGCCCAACAGATGATGCAGCAGCCACAAAGACGCTCACAGCCACCAGGATTGTTACGTGGTAATCAAATGCAAGTAGCAGCACCACAATACCAAGTAGGTGTTCCGCAGGTTTCGCTTATCTAGGTGATATATGGCAATTACAGATTACATTCCTAATATATTTGGTGCGGCTGCTCCATCAAGCTATGAGAGTTTGCTTGGAATGGGTCTTCTTACACCTGAACAGGTACAGAAGCAGCAGAACGTGGCAAATATTCAGGGATTGCTAGGCGCTGGTCTTTCACTAGCTCAGGGTATGAGCCGAACAGGTGTTCGTCGCTCTGCTGCTGAGAATATCTTGGGTGCATTGGCTGGTGGCTTTGGTGCTGCTGGTGGTGCTTATCAACAGGGATTGCAGAACGTAGTCCAGCAACAGCAATTGCAAAGCGCAGCACTGACACAACAGCAAGCGGCTAATAGATTGAAGGCTATTCAGCAAGCTAAAGTTACTTATCCAGATCTTGCTCCGTTGGCTGATATTGATCCTGGTAAATTTGCTGAAGAAGTTGCTATTAGAAAAAGAATGCAGGGGATTGAGTCTCCAACTAAAGAAGTTACTCCAGAATCTTTACGTGTTCAAGGCCAAAAACTTCTGTTGGGTGGCACTCCATTTGCAAAAGCTGGTGAAACTAAATTACAGCAAGCGGATACTCTTGAGCTTACTAATTTGACTAAATTGACTGGCAATGAAACAGTAGATGACTTGCGTCAAAGAGCAAGTAGAGCAATCGCACTAAAAAGTAAAGAAGCGGCTGATTATCTTATTGGTGTGGCTAATGCAAAACAATTGCAAGGTGGTCAAGTGCAAGGTGGTCAAGTTCTGCCTAGTGTTGCTCCTGTTCCAGTTGACCAAACAAGGCAAGAAGTTACTCCGGCTCCTCAAGTAGCAACTCAAGCATCTCCCATAGATGCACAAATTAACCAGAAAAGAACATTTGAGAAAGTTATATCTACTTACTCTAGCCCTGAGTTTGCTAATAATCCGTTGGCTCAAAAAGCATTAGAAAATGCAAGGGCTAATTTGCCTATTGTTAATGAAGAAATAAAAAGATTAAGGGCATCACAAATATCAAGTCTGAAAGGTAATGAAACTCCTGCTCAATTGCGTGAACTTGCTTTGTTTGCTGACGCTGAACTTAGCAATAAATCTTTGGCTGATGATCTGAAAAATCGTGCAAATATAGCTGAATATCAGTTGTCGCAACAACCTGCTGTTCCTGCTGCTGTTCCTGCTGCTGTTCCTGCTGCTGAGACTCCTTCTGAAGGACAACTACCAGCAGTTACAGTTGTTCGTCCAAATAAATTAGCTCAGATAGAAACAGAAAGAGAATCTCTTGTTAAGAGAAATGAGTTTTTACGTAAAAACCAAGCTAACCCTTTGTTTAAAGATGAGTTGGCTGCAAATAAAATAGCGATTGAAGAAATAGATAAGCAAAGAACTCGCGTATTATCTTCTGACTTGGCTGAAAATTTGCCTTCTTTAAAACTAAGTGCGCCAACACAGTTTCATAGCGCTATTGATAACTTGCAAGCATCTATCTCAACTGGCGAACTATCTGTTAAAGATACTACTAATGAAATTTCAACTTTACAAAATAAAATTGTTGAATATAACCAAAAAGAAACTGATTTCAAACGTGCTCAAACAAATTACCAAAATGAGGCTTATCGTATAGCTCAAGACGTTGCGCCTGGTGTTGATCCTTCAAAATATACCCCAGCACAAATAGCTGAAATACAAAAAAGATTAGATAAAAAAGAAAAAGAATTGCGAATTGCTGGAAGAACTTTGCTAAATCTTAATGTTGGCAATAAAAAATTTGCAGAAGAATTTGGCAAAGGTGTTGCTGAGGGAGTAGCAGGAACTCATTCACAAGCTATTTCTGCACAAAAAACTTTGTCAACGATAAACACAATTAGACCATTGATTCAAGCAGGTGTTTATGCTGGGCCTTTGTCTGCATCTCAACTGTATATTGACAGATTAGCTTCGTCGTTTGGATTTACTTCAGGAAGTATTGACGAAAAACTTGCTAGAACATCTCAAGCTATGCAGGGTCTTGCTAGTTTGGAATTGGATGCTGCTGCTCAAATGAAAGGTCAAGGCACAATTACTGAAAATGAACGTGCCTTGATTGCTCGTGCTGCTGCTGGTAATTTGGCTCAGTTTACTGCTGGTGAAGTTTCTACATTGTTAAATGCTCTTGAAAAAACAGCCAATTCAAAAATATCTGCTCATAGTAAAAACTTACAAAGATTGCGTAAAAATAAAGATACCGCAGAATTAGCTGACTTTTATGAATTACCAGATAGTGGAAACTTACAGGATGCAGCACGACAGGAATTAGACCGTAGAAGGGGTAAATAATGAATTTATCCAAAATATCAACTAAAGACCTTGAGTATATTAATGCGGGTCAATTTGATAAAGTATCTACTGCTGGTCTTGAGGAGCTTACTAAGCAGCAAGAAGCAACTATAACTCCTTCTGTCCAGCAAGCACAACCTAGAACTGCTGGTCAAGAATTTGTAAGGGGCGCTGGACTTTCAACTAGAGGTGCTGCTCCTGTAGCTGCTGGGGCTGGTCTTGGTTTTATGGTTGGTGGGCCACCCGGTGCTTTGGCTGGATCATTAGCTTTGCCTTTGGCTGAAATGGGAACTCAGGCAGCTAACGTAATATTGCCTCAAAACTATCAAATCCCTTCGCCTTACAGTGCTGTTGAAGGTCTTTTGACGCAACTTGGGTTGCCTGTTCCTGAAACTACTAGGGAACGTATGGTTCAGGCTGCTGGTGGTGCATTGGGGGGTGCTTCTACTCAATTGGCTACATTACCATCTATTGCAAAAACTGCTACTACTGAGCTTGGCCGAGGTCTTGCTGGGCAGATGGCTGTTCAGCCAAGTAGACAGTTAGCTGCTGCTGCTCCGTCTGCTATGGTAGGTCAGAAGGTAGGAGAGGATTATGGCCCAGTTGCTGGTATGTTGGCTGGAACTGCAACAAGTCTGCCATTTGGCATTGGATTAAAGCCTAAAGATGTTGACGTAATCCCAACCACAGAAGAACTTAAAGCGACTGCTGGCAAGTTGTATAAATTTGCTGATGATTCTGGCGTTTCATTTAAGAAAAATGCTTTCCAAAGTTTTGCCACTAAAACTGCTGCTGAACTACGTAAAGAAGGTGTTGATCCTACATTAACACCAAAAGCTGAGGCTGCACTAAGAAGGCTTGAGAGTGCATCTACTCAACCTATTACTATTAGTGAACTTGAGAGACTAAGGCGAGTAGCGCTTATTTCTGCAATGAGTCCTGATGCTGCTGACCGTAATTTTGGTGGTCAGTTGATACAGAGAATCGATGACTTTATTGAAAATGCAACTCCTAGTCAATTTAGGGTACAAGATCCTAAAGCTCTTGATGCTCTTAAAGAAGCTAGACAGTTATGGAAACAAGGCAAAAAGTCTCAGATTCTTGAGAATTTGTTTAACGTTGCTGAACTTCGTTCCGAAACTAATTTTACTCAGTCTGGCATGGAACAGGCGTTACGCAGTCGTTTGACTAATTTAGCTGTTAATGAAAAGTTAATGCGGTCATTTAGTAAGACTGAACAACAAGCTATCCGCGATGCTGCCAAAGGGGGCAGTATGCAAAACTTCTTTAGATATGTTGGTAAACTTGCGCCTACTAGCGTAATACCTTTAGTCGGAGGGGCATATTTAGGTAATCAGGCTTTTGGAGAAATTGGCGCTTTAGGTGCAGCAGCCCCGACTATTATTGGCGCTGGCTCAAGAAATATTGCTACTTCTCAAGGATTACAGCGTTACTCTGAACTTGAAAAAATGTTGCGTCTTGGCCGCCAGCCTCGTACTGCAATTTCAGGTAAAGCTCCTGTAGTTACTCGCGGGTTAATTTCATCACAAGAGCCAGTATCTCAAGAAGAACTTAACCTGCTTAATTTAGGTAGATAATCATGGCAAAGAACAAGATCAGTGAGTTTAGCTCTACACCTGCAAATAATACCGATATAGCGGGTATTAACATAGCTGAGGGATGCGCTCCGTCAGGTATCAATAACGCTATCCGTGAGTTGATGGCGCAGCTTAAAGACCAGCAAGCAGGTACTGATGGGGATAACTTTACTGTTGGCGGTAACTTATCTGTTACTGGTACTACTGCGCTTACAGGTGCTGCTACTGCTCCTACGCCTACGTTTGCCGATAGTTCAACAAAGATTGCTACTACTGCGTTTGTTCAGGCTGCATTAGCTGCTGTTTATCCTGTTGGTTCTATCTACATAAACGCAACAAGTGCAACTAATCCTGCCACATTGCTTGGTTTTGGTACTTGGGTAGCTTTTGGTGCTGGTCGTGTCATGGTTGGCCTAGATGCTGGTAATGCGGCATTTGATACGGCTGAGGAAACAGGCGGCTCTGCTGATGCTATTGTAGTTAGTCATAATCATACAGTAAGTGAATCCCCACATACACATAATATAGCGGGTAGAACTGATGGTTATACCGGCGGCGGCGCGCAAAATTTTAGCGTGGGCGACGGTCGCGGAAATAATGCAACCTACGCAACAAATTCAGCATCTACTAATTTAACTATTAATTCTGCTGGTTCTTCTGGGACTAATGCTAACTTGCAGCCGTATATTGTTGTGTATATGTGGAAAAGGACTGTGTAATCATGAAAGAACTTCCACTCACAGACGATCAAATAGAGGCCATAGCTGAGAGAGCCGCTGAGGTAGCATTTAAGAAGATCTACGAGGAAGTGGGTCGTTCTGTCGTTAAAAAAATATTTTGGGTTGTAGGTGCTGGAGCATTAGGTCTAATGTTCTGGATGGCTGGAAACGGTACATTGCCAAAATGATCGAAATAGCCACAGCCCTGATAGTAATTAAAGGGGCTAAGGCGGCTTTTGATGTCGCTAAAGAAGCGTTTGACGAGATTAGAGAATGCGCTGAGGCTGGTAAGTCTGCTCACGAATCATTAGGGGCGCTTACTAGTTTTTTTTCGTCTGCTGGCAAAGCTGAAGAAGGCATAGCACACGCTAAAGAACTTCAAGAAAATCCACCTGTAGAAGATAGCCGTAATGATTACGAGATCGTCATTGAGATGATGGTCGCTGAACGGCAACTAAAGCAGTTCTACAAAGATTTAAAAGAGATGTTTATTTACCAGTTTCAAGAGCCAGGCTTGTACGACGAGTTTATGGGGCGGCTAGAGAAGCTAAGAACAGATCGTAGACAAAGAGAGACAGACCATAAGCTACATTTAAAAGCTCTGGAAATGGCTGCTAGGCGGCAAAGAGCTAAGAAAGTTCAATTTATACAAGATATGTTTGCTATATCACTAGGTGTCATAGTTTCTATATTAATAATATTAGGTATTGTTTGGATGTTTACTTTGGGGGATTAATGCTTACTTTACTATCTACTTTTGTGTCGTTTTTAATGGGTGGTTTGCCCAAGATCCTAGACTTCTTTCAGGATAAGTCGGACAAGAAGCATGAGCTAGAGCTTGCCAAGATGCAGACAGAACGAGAACTGTCTTTGGCTAAAGAGGGTTTTGCTGCCCAACAGCGTATCGAGGAAGTTAAGCTAGACGAGATTAAAGTCCAGTCTGCCTCTGATGAAAGAGTGGCTCTGATAGGCGCTCAACAGGCTGAGATGCAGTCTATCTATGCCCACGATATGAAGCTAGGAGAAGGCACTAGCCAGTGGATGAAGAATCTGAGGGCTTCGGTACGTCCTGTGATTACTTATGGCTTCTTCGGCCTCCTATGCGCTCTGGATGCGGTTCTGGCTTACAAGGGCTTTGAGGCAGGTGTTTCCTTTAAAGAGATGGCAGAACAGCTTTGGGATGACGAGACTCAGGCGCTGTTTGCATCCATCATAGCGTTTCATTTTGGTGGTCGGGCATTTGGCAAATGATTAGTGATAAGTCTTTAAAAATGCTGAAGCATCATGAGGGGGTAAGGAATAAGCCTTACCGCTGCCCTGCTGCTTTATGGACTATTGGGGTTGGTCATGTTCTGTATCCTGAACAGGGTAATTTGAACATGGCTGACCGGATGAAGTATCCACTAAAGATTGAAGATTTCCGCATATTTTCCACAGAGGAAGTTGATGAGATTCTTAAAACCGATCTTGTTCGTTTTATACGAGGCGTATCCCGTTATTGTCCTGTTATTGCTAGTCAAGGGCAGTTGGATGCGCTGGTCAGCTTTGCCTTTAATGTAGGCTTAGGAGCCTTACAGAGAAGCACCTTGAGGCAGAAACATAATCGGGGTGATTATGAGGGTGCTGCTAAAGAGTTCCTAAAGTACACAAAGGGCGGCGGTAAAGTTTTACCTGGTCTTGTAAAAAGACGAAATGACGAGAAAGCCCTTTATTTAGGAGCCTAGCATGAAGAACCTAGTCGCTATTGTTTTGTTATTAATAACTTGTTATAGTTTCGCTGATGAATCAAAGGCGGCAGGGTTTAAGAATAATGCTGGTGGCTGGACGGTAATAACGACTAGGGATCAGTATTGTGGTGCTAGGGGCATGAATGATGGTTATGCCTTTGGTACGGAGTCTTATGTTAAGTTTTGCTGGACAAGAAGAAACAATGCAATTCTGGTTGTCTTTGAGACTGGCGAAAATAAGATATGGCACATTGATTCTTTTGAGATTCTTGATGTTGAGCCAGAGTACAAAAACAACAAACTATAATGCCCAAAAAAGAAGACTGGATGCCAGCTTGTCAATCTTGTTCATTCTTTGAGGTTGAGCCAAAAGAAGATCTAGGCTATTGCAGACGTTATCCACCGACTTTGATTAATATGGGTGATGATGACTATGACAGTACCTTCCCCATAGTTGGCAGGGATGACTGGTGCGGTGAATTTCATCGTTTTTCAAATTAGAGAAGATTATGACTAAAGCAGCTTGCACAGAGCAGGAGTTTATTGCTTTGTGGAATAAACACGGATCTGTAGCTGCATTAGCCAAGATATTAAATATCGGCGCTAGGAACGTAAATATCAGAAGGCGCAAGATAGAAAAGACTCACGGGATTATATTAGCTAGTCCTGACAAAAGAAGTCCAGATTTCCAAGTAACCTACGCTTACAACAATGTTAGAACAAACGTAAAGTTAGATAACGGAATTATTGTTGTTGGATCTGACTGCCATTACTGGCCTGACATTATCAGCACTGCTCATCGTGCATTCGTAAAGATCATTAAGGACTTAAAGCCTCGGATGGTCGTTATGAATGGCGATGTATTTGACGGTTCCAGTATCTCCCGACATCCACCTTCAGGCTGGGGATCAACACCTACCGCAAAACAAGAGCTAGAAACCTGTCAGGAGCGTCTAGGAGAGGTTGAGAAGGCCGCTAAAGGTGCTGCCCTACATTGGACATGGGGCAACCACGATATGCGCTTTAATGCCCGTCTAGCGGCTCAGGTAGGGGATTCATTCAAGGGTATCCAAGGCATGAACCTGACTGACCATTTCCCGCTGTGGAAGTTCTCTACTAGCATTATGGTCAATAATTCTGTACAGATAAAGCACCGTCTTTATAACGGAATTCATGCGGCATATAACGCAACTTTAAAATCAGGGATCAGCACCGTAAACGGTCACCTTCATTCCCTCAAGGTCTTGCCGTGGACTGATCTGACAGGCACGAGATACGGGGTCGATACCGGAAGCCTTGCTAATGTTTGGGGCGATCAGTTTGAGTATTCGGAGGACTCAACTCGCAATCATAGGTCTGGATTTGCTGTTCTTACCTTTATTGACGGAAGATTGATGCCACCTGAGCTAGTAGAGGTTATAAACGAAGATGCTGGCGAAGTATATTTTAGAGGCCAGTTGATTAAAGTTTGATTCCATGTATAATAATTACATGAAATTAATTGACCTTACTGGAAAAAGATTTGGGCGGCTTATAGCTCAAAATTATATTGGAAATAGACGGTGGAATTGTTTATGCGATTGCGGAAAAGAAACATCCCCACTTGCTTTAAATTTAACAAAAGGAAACACTAAAAGTTGTGGATGTATAAGAACAGAAAAGAGACATGAAATACCTAGAAAACATGGTTTTTATGGGACAAAAGCCTACAAAAGCTGGTGTTCTATTAAAAAGAGATGCACAAATCCTAAAGATCCAGCTTATAAAAATTATGGGGCAAAAGGAATTTTCTTATGCAATGAATGGTTAAATGATCCAAAGGCATTCTGTGAATATGTTGGTGTTGCTCCATCAGAAAAGCATTCAATAGATAGGATTGATAACTCTAAAGGTTATGAGCATGGAAATGTTCGATGGGCTGATGATTATGGGCAAGCCAATAATAAAACAACTAATGTAAAGATTGAATTTCAAGGACAATCTTTTCAGTCAATATCTGAATTTATACGCTGGCTTGCACCACAATTAAAAGTAAAAAAAGTTTCTTTACAAAGAGAATTAGTAAAGCACTTATAAAGGCATAATCAAGCTGATAGGGTGCGTACTTACTTGTTTCTTACGTGCTCTGTGTAACCTTTGCCGTTCTTTGCTAGACATTCTAAACCGCTTTAAATCCTTACCTTCTCCCCAACGGATTACCATAGTTGCATCACGCCCCAATCTGTCTGGCAACCAGTCGCATACATGGACTAGCTTATGCTTCTTAAATGTCTTGATTAGTTTGCTTATAGTTACTATGTGTAATCCGGTTTCGTCTGCTATTTGCTGAAATGTTGCATCATTATTTATTAGAAACTTAATCGCCAGAGCGTAGGTTTCCTGATTTACTTTGTTCATTATTGATAGCTCGATTAATGTACCACTGGGCTTTTAGTAGATCCTTGAGCTTGTCTTCTTTCTTACCTGCTCTGGATATGTATTTAACTGCATTGCCTAGATGGAAGTCTAGTTTCTTAGCTTCAATAAAATCAATGGTTTCAATGCCACCATCTGTGTAATGTGCTGGGTTATTTATGTCATTCATCTTTGATAAATACTCCGTTTTTATTTAAATAGCCTTTGCGGTCTTTAATCTCGTTATAAGCAGATTCTAGGCAACGGGTCAGGTCTATATCTTCTAAAGCCCCCACGTTAATAAGACATACAAGCAGATCACCAATACCATCAACAATAGCAGGTCTGTCCCGTTTAATAATAGCATCTGCTAACTCTCCTATTTCTGATACTGCTTTGAGTAGCTGCGTCTTAGAATCTGAATTAGCTATGATGCCTCTTGCCTCAGACCACCTGATAACTTCAAGCTCTGTACCTGCCCAACTCATTGGCAAAGTTCCTTGATCTCAGCAATAGGCAATCCGAATACTTCATGGATACGGATCATAATCTCTGCCGAGACAGCACATTTGCCATTGCGTACACGGCTAACCACTGGTGTGGATATACCAAGTTTTGCAGCCAGGTGGCGATCATTCTTGATCTCAAAGCGGCTTTGCAGTTCGTCTAGCAGTTTCATAAGTCTCCTATGTAAAATTGTTGGTGCTGCTTCTCTCGGGGTCTGAAGTCCGATGGCTAAGTTAATACCGAATAGCACCAACACGACTGAGGACTGTCTACGATCATCCACCCAGGTAGCTTCGTATCGCTCTCGCCCAATCCTCATGCGTCTTGGTTATACAAATATATAAGCCTGTATACGGCATTTACTTTATAAATTCCTCGTCTTTCCGAGGTGTCACAGTTTTTCCGACCAAGGATTACTGTTCCTTTTGTTTTGTTCAAGTTTCGACTATCGGCCTCTATTAGCAATGCAGGGTCACTGAGTTTTGGAGCATTCCAAAGGAGGACTCAGCCCCTGCTGCCGGTGTTACTCGCCACCACCGGCTAGGCGTATTAGTTGGGTACTCGCTGCGTCTGTGGCTGGCAGTGATTAAGTTCCAGCTACCCACTTCACAGCATCCGCTTTCCCCGAAAAGGTGGAGATACTCACAAGATTTAGGGTGAACCGACCAAAGTCCCTGCCAGCTTGCTTTCTCTCCGTAGACTATTTTTTAACTAGTGCGTGTGCTTGTTTATGGTGACTTGAGCATAACCAGACAACATCTAAAGGACTAGAATAATCTGGGTGATGAGCTTCTGCTTTTTCCCCACAAACCCAACATAGTTGTTTTTTAATAAAACCATTCATAACTGCTTTCCTTAATATTTGTTGAGCTTTTTTGCGATCTGGATGATTTTTTTTCCATCTTTTGCCTATATCTTTTCGTAATTGAACTCTATGCGGAAGATTTGATCTTTTCCTGTCATATTCTCTTAATTTTTCAATATTTTTTTCTCTATGTTTTGTAACATCTTTTTTGTTGCATTCTTTGCATTTATTTACGTGACCATCAGCCATATATGGATGTTTATAAAATTCATCTAATGGCTTGATGGTCTTGCACTTAAAGCATTCTTTTGAATGAGTCATGTAATATCCTTTGTGCTAAAGACATTACCATTATAGACCCATTCTAATTAAAAGGGATATCGTCCTCCGGCATATCTTCCTGCTTTGCTTTAGGCTTTTGTTTAACAGCGTCTTTAGGCTTTACCGACAAGCTAAAGAACTTCTTACCGTCTTTGCTAGATTCTTTAATCCATGCAGATAGCCAGAAGTCTGTGCCATCTACGTTAATCGAGCCAGAGTATTCTGGATGATTATCTGCCGTCTTGTTCTGGTTCTTAGACAGGATGCCTCTATTTGTATTGTCAAAATTGCTCATATTTTTCCTATTAAGTTGATTTGATTTCAAGTGCTTTATTAGCCTCTTTTAAAGCTGATCTTTCTTTAGAGCTAAACAAACTCCAAAATGCAGTGTCAGAGTCAGCATCCAATTCAAGAGATTTTTTATACAAGACTGCATCTTCAAGTTTGTTTTGGTTAATGTATGTTTTTACATTAATTGCAAGACTCCTAAGACGCTCTTGATCTTCTTCTGTAAGATTATCGAATACGTCTCTGGTAATCGGTTTAGCAGCCTTAGGAGCCTCTGAGCCTGTTGTAGCGTCTAGTGCATCATGCTCGACAATCTCTAACGCACTTACGTATAGGTAGCGACGAGAATAAGTCTGGGTAGCGCCCATATTTTGTATAGGATGACAACCCTTTAGATTGGCCTCAGCCATCGGGCTAGTAAATGTAATGCTGCTACCGTTATCAGTATCGACAATGCGTAGAGTAGCCAGCTCTTTATCAAAGCTAATGACTGAGCAGAGTCCGAGTTCACTGAATATCCCATTGATTGTCGGTAGGAAATCGCCAAGTTCAAAATACTGATAACCCGCAAACTTATTGTGTCCTGACTTCTTTAGTGGCGCTGCTTGTAGCATCATCCTAGCTTTTTGCAGCTTTGCGTACACTTGATATTCAGACATTATTTAACCTTTGAATTTTTTATACTGCACAATATTGAGTGGTTTGATTTCCTGAACAGGCTGTACCGGATTAACCTTAGCTTGCATCTCCTTACGAGCTTTTGCAAACGTCTTAGCAACATTGGTACTGGAAGCAGGGACATATTTAAATGATGGGTCTAGGATTGATTTGCTCATAGAGAACTAGCCAAAATATAAAGAAAAACCATTATTGCACCAATGCAGACTGGATGTCTAGCCAACCAGTCATTCGTTGATAGTAGCTTTTTCATAACGTGCTTTCTCCCACATCAATTTATCAACATGAGCACAAGCTCTGCCAAAGTTATCAATCTCCTGACCTAGCGCATTGCAAAGCATCTGTCTGGCTATCTCAATGCCTTGCTCAAGACCTTCTTTAAATGCAGTGGTGCTGGCATCTGAAATGGTTATGTTATCCATTCTGAGCCTCTTTTAATGCGTTGTATTGCTCTTTCAGTTTGTCGTACCCACTCATGAACAAAGCCATCTCGTAACTACCGTCCTGGCACTTTTTCCAGTGTTCATTGCTTTTGAGAAGCTCGTCCATTTTGGCTTTGATTTCGTCGATATTCATATTGGTCTCCTAATTTAATCAGCCAATTCATCGCCGATGGAACGTAAACCCAATTATCTTCATATTCGTCAAAGTACCAATATCCGTTTTTCATATTAATCTCCTAGTAAGCCGCTAGATGCGGTAGAGAGATAATGCACCAATGCAATAACTGTGTCAATGAATAGTTTTAATCAAGTGCAATATTTCTATATAAAAATACTATTGACAGAATCTAAGGATAGCCCCACTATATTTCGGCAGCACAACTAACGGAGGAAATATGAAAGTTGCTGAAATTGCTATTTTAATATTTGTGTTTAACTGTGGGGCATTGGCTATTTATTGGAGTATTAAGGCTCAGGAACGTGGATTTAAGCCATCTCATTGTGCTTTTGCTGAGATTAGCCCAGACTTTAATTATCAGGATCGTGAGAAATGCAGACTCATAAGGGGACATAAGCTATGACTGACAGAGAACTGATTAAAGAACCAGACTATTCAAAGGCTGGATTTGTGAAGCCACGGCAAGAAGAAGGTTGTGCCGAATGCGGCAAGAAAGCATCGGACGGATGGGCGCTGTACTGCGTCAAGTGCACTGAACGCGAGTGGAAGTGGCTAACAGATGAGGAAATAGAGCAGATTGTTGATACGCATTGGAACGATCCTTCTATGTTTATTGAGGCCATTGAGGCTAAATTAAAGGAAAAAAATCATGACTCGTAGAGAGAAGATCCTAGAGGTGTTCCATAAACATGGCGGGATGACTGCTGATGTCCTATTAACGAACTTTGGTTTATTCGGTTGCTTGAGAACGTATGAGCTAAAGTCAGAATTGCAGACTTTAGTTAATTATGCGAAACTTCGTATTCTTGGCAATGTGTACTTCCCGACTGGTCAGCCAGCTAAAGAGGCTACGGTAATGGAGATAGTTCCACCAAGGTATCAAGCAGAATTTAAGCCGTTATGCACGTTTCTGCCGAAAAAATCGCCAAGGAATCAAACAATTGAAAATCGAACCTTCTACACCTGCACCAGCAAGCTCGCAGGAACCCTCCAAAACTAATTATTTTGGGATGAAAGTATGTCCAGGATGCAAGCGGTCTCGCAGCAATATGCAGTTTAAAGACGCTAATGTTTGCAGGACTTGCCAGCTAAGAAACGTCAAGGTATGATCAAGGGGATTGGCTAGGGAGTGCAACCCGAAAAGACGATTCGTTACCGTCCTGCCTTATCCCACCCAGTAACGACAGCCAATAACGTGAGGCAGATATGCACTACTATCCACACCATATCGGTGATTTTCAGCGCGATACCGCATCCTTGTCTGATTCAGATGCAATAGCCTATTTACGGCTTATCTGGATGTATTACGACACAGAATCTCCATTGCCAGCAGATGCTAAAAAACTGGCTTTTAAAATAGGATCAAACCCTGATTCTGTTCAATTAATACTTGATACATTCTTTACAAAAGAACAAGAAGTCTATCGTCATAAGCGTTGCGATAAAGTATTAAATGAGATTTATAGTAAGTCTGAAAAGGCTAGATTTGCTGCTAAAGCTCGTTGGTCTAAAAATGCAGATGCTATGCAGGGGCAATGCGATAGCAATGCAGACGCATCAATAGACGATGCGAACGCATTAAAAAACGATGCCACCCATAACCCAATACCCATAACCCATAAAAAAGAATATATAGATCGATTTGATATTTTCTGGAAGCAATATCCTCGTAAGGTAGCAAAACCTAATGCCTTAAAGTCTTGGCTAAAGATCAAGCCTGACGATGTTGTCTTAAAGAAAATGTTAGACGCAATCAATCATCAACAGCTTCCCAGTAAAGAAATTCAATTTGTCCCACATCCAGCTACATGGCTTAATGCAGAACGTTGGAACGACGAAATATCAGCGACTACAACTAACGTAACGAATATGGGGAGACGCGCACTATGATCGGCAATCTACTTAACCGCTTAGAAAAAGTTAAAGGCTCCAAAGGCCGGTGGACTGCTTGTTGTCCTGCTCACGAAGACAGAAGCCCTAGCCTAGCAATCACTCACCTTGACGATGGTCGCATTCTGCTCAAGTGCTTTGGTGGTTGTTCTGCTTACGAAGTAGTTGCTGCTGTCGGAATGGACATCGGAGACTTGTTTCCTAAAGAAAACAAACTTGGTTACTCAATTGACAATCAGCGACAAAAACCTGAGCGTAGACCATTTTATGCGACAGACCTGCTTAAAATAATCCATTTTGAGGCACTTTTAACGTCACTGGCTGCGTTTGATTTGTCCGAGGGTAGGCAGGTATCAGACACCGATAGAAAACGGCTTAAAACGGCTTTTGAGCGAATCAACGAAGCAGCTAATTATATTAATTGAGGACAATATGAGCTTAGAAGATCGCGCAATAGATTTAGACGAGGCTAGGAAAGCCAGACTGATTAAGTCAGAAGTCATTGATGTAGAGAAGTATCTACATGCTAACGATGTTACGTTAAAAGTAAGACGCGCTACGGAATGGTCTGAAGTAATAAAGCATAATTACTTAAATAGCAAAAATGAAACAAAAATAGTATTGCCTTGGCCTAAGACGCATTCTAGCTTTGCGTTCAGGGACGGTGAGGTCACTGTTTACGCTGGTGGTAACGGTGGTGGTAAGTCGCTGATTACTGGGCAGATTGCTTTGAACCTGATCCGTCAAAGCCAGAGGGTTTGCATAGCCAGCTTTGAGATGAAGCCTGAGAAAACCCTTGAGAGAATGGTCAGGCAGTTCTCTGGTGAGTACATAGACAACCCGCTAAGTAATGACCGTGAGCAATATATCAACAACCTTTTTGTCAGATTTGATGGGTACGTTTCTGACAAATTGTTTCTTTACGATCAGCAGGGTACAACGTCAACCGATAAAGTTATAGCTATGGCAAGGTATTGCGCTATGGAACTTGGTATCAAGCATATATTTATCGACAGTCTAATGAAGTGCGTTAAGGGTGAGGATGACTTTAATGGGCAGAAGAACTTTATTGACGAGCTAACGGCACTGGCTAGGGATCACTCGGTACACATTCACTTAGTTCACCATATCCGCAAGCTAGTTAACGAGGAACAGCAGCCCAACAAGAACGACTTGAAGGGTTCAGGTTCTATCTCGGATCAGGTGGACAATGTGTTCCTAATGTGGAGAAATAAGAAGAAAGAGAACATGAGGAGCCGTGGTGAACAGGTAGACGAGACGCAGCCAGATGCTTACTTAATGTGTGAGAAGCAGCGCAATGGTGAGGCTCAGGAATGGTACGGTCTTTGGTATAACGCAGCAAGCCAGCAGTTTGTAGAGAATTTGGGGCTAATGCCGATGGATTTTGATAACAAAGGCCGATTTAGTGGATGAAATTTCATTGAAAATTCATGCAGTTGAAGACCACAGACACCAGTGCGAAGTCCGGCAAGTGTTACGCTGGAGATCAGAAGACAGGAACAAGGTTATTGAATACCTAACTAGGGTTAGAAAAGCCCGAGGTGATGTAGTCGCAGATAAACTAGCCAATGACTGCAAAGAGCAGTGGGCTAAGGGAAACAGGGGAATAAAAGGAGATTGGCGTGGATAAGCAAAGAATATATGACGCAATGTTAATAAAGGCTTTCAGGGCTGGTATCCGTATGACGGAGCTTGAGAAATGGCTTGTTCCTTACGATATTAAATTGATGGATAGACAGTTAAAACGTATCCCTAAAAAGATTGGTTGGGCAGAACAAGTCAGGGTTATGGTTGCCAACAATATGAAGCCTTTAGCAGATAGGTTATGGGATACTGATAAGAGCCAAGATATAAAAACATTAGATTGGATGAATGGGATTGAGTGTTACTTTAGAAGCGACAAAGTTTTATCTGAACGCCAGACGTTAAAAAAGAAGTCAAATGCTGATAGAAGAAAGGGCGGTATTCTGTTGGAAAACTGGGATGCCCAAAAACGCACTAATCAATGGAACGTGACTAAATGAGAGCATACCGGGTAGACAAGAACCAGAGTGAGATTGTGAAAGCCCTGCGAGCTGAGGGCTACACAGTCCAGCACTTGCATAAGGTAGGTGAGGGATGCCCTGACATTCTAATAGGTCATACAAACAAAGGCATTAAATACAATTTCTTAATGGAAATTAAAGAGGGTGATGGGAAGCTGACACCACAACAAATAATCTGGCACGCAGACTGGCAAGGTCAGGCGGCTATTGTTCGGAATATAGAGGAAGCGTTAAGCGTGATTAAAAATGCCATCAAATAAGAAACCAAGAAAACCTAAAAGATACGTACCAAGAACGATACCACTGACAATAAGGCATAGCGCAGAATCAGAAACAGCCCTGCAACTGGCTCCCCATGCTGAACTAATGAAGCTAAGAGAGGGCTACGGAGATGTTGAGAGCTGGCATACGATAGTCGCAAGGCTTAATATCGGGTTAGTGGCTGCTAACGCTGATGGCAAGGAAGATCAGGCCAAGGATATAAGGATAGGGCTAGATGCCATGCTAAAGGTAGATGAAAGGCACAAGAAGTCTGGTAAGTGGGGCTTGTCTGGTAGCGATTTAAAGCAGGTAGGCGATGGTCTGGTGCTGACTGATAACTTACAGCTATCGTTGACAAGAAAGCAATTTGCTCAGGCTATCGACTATGTATGGCAACACGCTGCTAAATAAAAACTATCAATAAATATTAGCCGATAGAAATATATGTGTTGCATCGTCAAAACATTGTGCTATTATCTCTACATCGACGCAGCAAAATATCAACCATTAGGAGCTGAATATGCAAATTACATACACAAACGATTACCGGATCGCAGTAGTAAACGAATTCGGCGAAACACTGAAGGCGTTTAACCAGTGCGACGAAGACCGGGCTTACGATTTCTTCCTGTCGTGCCTTACTCCAGCAGAACGCGCAGTAGAAGATCAACGTATTGCCAAGATGGAAATTGATCTGGCTCGTGATGCTGAAGATGCTGCAAATCGTCGCTTATCATCTGACCACTACGCTGGTTGGTAATTTAACCACCCGGCGAAATCCGGGTTATTAATATGAACTCAATAGATCCTCACGAAGCAAAATAGGTTTATAATTAGCTCGTCTTTGTGCCAGCATTGACCATATCAAAGCCCTTTAGCTTTGGTTTTCAATCCCTTAAATGGGTACGTGCTGGCACACGGAAAACCAAAACTAGAGGGCTTTTTTTATGGATAAATTTGTTATTCCTGATGGATTTGTGCCAGTTTACGGTTATGAAAATTATTATGCCATTTCAAGAAATGGTGAAATTATAAGAATAAAGCAATGTAGAGGAACTAAAGCTGGAACAGTTCGAAAAAATCAAATACATCCAACTAGAGGATATTTAATTGTTGTGCTTTGCGCTGAGAATAAATGTAAAACACATGATGTCCATGTATTAGTAGCAAAAACTTTTATTGGTGATTATGGTAAGGGAATGAATGTTTGCCATAACAATGGAATTAAAACAGATTGCAGATTAGAAAATTTAAGAATTGACACAATAAAAGCAAACAACGATGACAGAATTTTGCATGGAACTTCCAACAGAGGAATAAGAAATGGACAAAATAAATATTCAGTTGAAAAAATTTTAGAAATTAGAAAAATGTTTGCTAATGGTGAAAAAGTTATTAATTTATCTAAAAAATTTAATATTCCATATCAATACGTAAGAAAAATAATTAATAAAGAAAGATGGGGTTGGATGTAATGGAAAAAATAGACCCGCATAAAAGTATCGACTACATGATCCGGCACTCTGCTGAATACGCACAGGCTAAGGCTCAGGTTACCTACCTTGAAGAATTTCGTAAAAGCAAGAAAGCTATGTTGTTCTCTAGCGCAATAGGCAACACTATTGCTGACAAGGATAACTATGCTTACAGCCATCCAGAGTATCTAGCGGTACTAGACGGGCTTAAGGAGGCCGTAGAGAAGGCAGAAACGCTTAGGTGGATGTTGGTAGCAGCACAGGCTAGGATAGATGTCTATAGGACGCAGGAGGCCTCTAACCGGGCTATAGATAGATCAACTCAATAAGAGGATAATATGAACGACAAATACATAGTTGACGATAGCAATTTGGCTCAATGTTGCTTATGCGGATTTATAGACGATTGGGATGAGATACCTAAAGGACATTGCTGGTTTTCGGGCGATTCGCTTACAGAATGTCCAGAGTGCGGTGACGTAGACGGATTCGCCGACTATGATCCAACAAACCTTGCTAGACAAGAGCGAATTGCCGCTAACCTTGCGAAAGTTAACGGATCAGGATGTTGAGGAAATCGGGTTGCAGTCATTCGGCAACCTTTGGTACTACTACCCAGACCAGATAAAACACATAGTAAAGCTGGCTCAGAAGCGGCTAGAAGGTAAAAATCGTGCGTAAAAGAGAAGCACAATACTTGTCAAAAGTTGCAGACATTGGTTGTATAATCTGCTATAGAGCAGGTTATCCTGGCACTCCGGCTGAGATCCATCATATCCGAGGTCTTGGTTTAGGGATGGGAGTCAGGAACTCGCACGATAACGTCCTGCCGTTATGCCCAAGCCATCACAGGGGAAACTCAGGCTATCACGGTTTAGGCCGTAAAGCCTTTGAAAGGGCTTACGGTGTTACTGAGCAGGAACTTCAATTACAGCTAGGAGAATTGTTAAATGAAGAAGACCAAAGGCCAGAAGAAGGTAGCCAAGGTTATGAGGGAGTTTGGCAAGGGAGAGCTGCATAGTGGCAAGGGTGGCCCAGTGGTCAAGTCTCAGAAACAGGCGGTCGCAATCGCCCTTAGCGAAGCTGGCATGAAAAAGAAGGCCAAGAAATGAAGGCCGGTCTTTACAGTAATATCCATCAAAAGCGTAAGCGCATAGCCGAGGGTTCTGGCGAGAAGATGAAGAAGCCTGGTACTAAGGGCGCTCCTACTAAAGCCGACTTCAAGCAAGCGGCTAAGACTGCAAAACCACCTAAAAAGGCTAAAAAATGAAAGGTATGAAATCATGCCCTAAGTGCAAGGGCGGCGAGTGCAAAGGCGGTAAGAATTGTATGCACGAGGAAAAAGAAGAAAAGAACGGTAAGAACGGTAAAAATGGCAAGATTGAGATTGAAATATCTCTGCCGATGCGCGGTTCCCGTACTGCCAAGAGCAAAGCCAAGAAGAAAAAATGACAGCGGCATGGACTAAGAAGGCAGGAAAGAATGCCAAGGGTGGTCTGAACGAGAAGGGTAGGAAGTCTTACGAGGCTGAGAACCCTGGTTCTAACCTAAAGGCTCCGGTTAAGTCTGGAGACAACCCACGTAGAGCCAGCTTCCTAGCTAGAATGGGTGGGATGCCTGGTGCGGAGAAGAAGCCAAATGGTGAGCCTACTCGTCTGCTACTGTCTTTACGAGCATGGGGAGCCAGCAGTAAGGCCGATGCCAAGAAGAAAGCCGCAGCAATTTCCGCTAGAAACAAGAAAAAGTGATATTAAATCTAGGTTCCGGCAAGGATTGGCGGGAAGATTGTCTAAACTCCGACATTCAGTCAAGGGTAAAACCTGACTGGTGCTGCGATATTTCAAAGGTTCAATGGGGTCAGATTGTTGAGACTCGATTCGGACAGATCAAGATAAGACCAGAGATATTCGACACTATCCTAGCTAATGATGTTCTGGAGCATATCCCCAACCTAGTCGATGCCATGAGGAATTGTCGGGACTTATTAATCCCGAACGGGAAATTTATTATTTCTGTTCCTTATGAATTAAGCCTTGGCGCATGGCAAGATCCGACTCATGTACGGGCATTTAATGAGAACAGTTGGCTGTATTACACTGACTGGTGCTGGTATCTGGGGTGGGA